GATGGCCGGCGCTTATTGCTTCAAGCGGTCGCTGTATTCGGATTGCCTGAAACATTCTTCGGCGACGTTAGTGTTGGCACTTTGGCCACGGCTAAGTCACTAGATAGACCGACTGAGCTTATGATTGCTGACCGTCAAGAGCTATGGAAATCTGTTATTGCCGACATTCTCAATTATGCGCTTATGTGGGCGGTTAAGGCGCCACAAGGGCCGCTTAAGGGTGCTGGCTCGTATGTCAGGATTGATGACGGTGATGAATGGATAGAGCGTATCGAATGGCCTGATGATGTTGACGCTACGATTAAAGTTAGCTTCCCGCCGATTGTCGAGGATGATGTTCCGGCGCTGGTAGGTGCTACGATTGATGCGGCGACAATGAAAGGTGCGGGGCAGGGCATCCCGCTCGAAACGGCAGTTCGCGAATTGCTTGGCTTGCTTGGCATTCCAGATGTTGACGCGGTTATGGATTTATGGCGTGAGGAGGAAGAAGAACGCGCGGCCAATGCTGAGAAGTTAGCTCAGCAGTTCAGCCAGAACGGGCAGGGCGCGCCGGATGAGGAAGAAGAACCGGAAACGGAGAGCGATAGATTGCTTGTCAGGGTGAATCAGTTGATAGCCGATATCGGCGAGGCGGTGAACGATGTTTAGAAAGAAGAGTATTGTGGTTGAGACTTACAACAATGATAAAGATATGCAGAAAGCCGCTGGCAAAATGGCTAAAAAAGGTTATGAGATACATAACACAACCACCGATAGCAGAACTGGTATAGGTCGCAAAATCGCCGGTGGCTTCATCTTCTCTAGGCCAAAGGTTTATCATACAGTGACATATAAGTTGGTGGTAGTGGATGATTAACCTTCCCCGCCTCCATGCCGCACTAACCCGTTTCATCGAAGCCACACAAGCCGACAAGCGCGACAAGGCGCTGGCCAAAGATGCTAAGGCATTGGCCGCCGAATTGGGCGCGGCGTTCGATAAGCAGGGTAAGCTATTCCTTGCCGGTATGAAGAAATACAGCGGCGAGTTCGGGGAAGCTGCTATAGAAGATAGCGCAGGGAAGCAACTAACCAAAGCGCAAAAAGCAACGTGGTCAGAAATGACCGAAGCTATGCAGAAGGCCATTATACATGGCCTTGAAGTTGGCGGTATTGCACTGATGACTTCATTGGGATTGCCCGATGATGATGTATTTAGCATTGGCTTTGATGTAGTAAACAAGCAAGCCGTATCGTTTGCCAAGCGTGAGGCCGGAAGCAAGATAACGAAGATTAACGGCACAACAAAGAAACGTATTAACAGCTTGATTGTTAATGCAGTGGAGCAGGGTTGGTCATACGACAGATTGTCGGGCGAGATAACAGAACGCTTTAATGATTTTAGTAGCGAAAGGGCGACACGTATAGCCAGTCATGAAATGCGCACAGCCTATGAGAATGGTCAGCGCATAATGGTTGACGAGGTATCAAAACGCGGACTGAAAATGGAGGTTGCTTGGTTGTCTGCGAGGGATAACAAAGTGCGTGCTTCGCATGAGGCAAGCGATAATGAAGGCTGGCATGATGTTGGCTATCAGTTTTCTTCTGGTGCGGAGTTTCCGCCGACCGACCCGGGATGTAGGTGTACAGCATTGTATAGACGCAAGAAATGATATGAGACTGAGCGAATCAACGCCCACGGGCAGAGCCGGATACATCGGGGTACTACTAGGCAGCGGCAAGAAATTAACGACGAGAGAAGTTGCAGACATGACCGGGTTAACTATGCGCGGCGTGCAAATCATGCTTGAGAAGATATCTCTTGACGCACCTATTTACCGTGATGATGATGGTCGATGGATGATTCTAGTCAGTAAGCCAGTAGACGACACTACAATTTCCCCATACTAAGCGAACAAACTGTTCGCCCTCATATGCTATTCTGTCATGTATGGCAGAAATAACAGACGAATACTCCCCTCTATCCGAGGCGGCGGTCAGGCAAGACGGTACGATTGGGATAAAGGTAATTGCTCCTGGTTGGGGCAGTTCGGGCTATTATGCCTCTGATGTTCTGGAACGTGATATCCCCTCCGCGTTTCCTCCTGGTACTCACATGTACTGGAATCACCCGACTACAACAGAAGAATCAGAACGTCCAGAAGGCAATTTGTCCCGCCTGGCCGCCGTCACTGTCTCAGAACCGTATTACACAGAAAGCGGCGCATCTGGCCCTGGCATGTATGCAGATGCTAAAGTGTTCAGCCCGTACGCTGATGCTATAGACGAAATGGCGCCGCACATCGGCGTGTCTATCCGTGGCCGTGGCCGTCAAGACCAGGGCGAGGCCGAGGGTAAAGAAGGGCCAATCGTGACGGAGATAACGCAGGGCATGAGCGTTGATTTTGTAACCAAGCCGGGAGCGGGCGGTCAGATAATCGAAGTGTTTGAATCGGTACCTGACGCGAAGCCGTTGCCGGATATTAAAGAGGTGGTAACTGAACCGCCGATAGATATTGACGAAACTGAAATCATGGAGAGTGATAATATGGACGAACTGAAAGAAGCGCAGGACGCGCTTGCAGAAGCTCAGTCAACCATCGCAGAGCATAAGGCCACGATTGCTAAGTTGCAAGAACTGGCCACGATGCGCGATGCTCATGACTTTGTACACGTCGCGCTTGCTGAAGCTGATTTGCCGGATATGACCGTGCAACGGTTGGCGCGTGAATTGGCCGTGAATCCACCGGTCGGAGATGGCAATCTTGACAAAGACGCTTACAAGACGACTATCGAGAAAGCTATCGAAGATGCGCAGTCTGAGATTGCCGCGATCACCGGTAGCGACGGCCAGATAACCGGTCAGGGTAGCGCGCAGCCACCGGCGACTATTGGACCGACATTAGAAGAATCAAGAAAGCAGCAAGACGTGATGCTTGCTGACTTAGGACTTGGAGGTAAATAATGGCAACTAATCTAGTTATGGAACCTGGATGGCAACAGTCCGTAGTTGTAACCAATCCGGCAGCGCCGAATAGCGGTGACCCGGTACGGTTCGGTAATCTGACCGGCTTAGCTATCACCGATGAAGGCGACGGCGGCAATGCGGCAACGGAAACAACCTGCCACTTTGGTTCATTCGTGGCGAATTTTACCGTTGACGATACGAGCGCCGCCGGTATTGCCGTGGGCGATGCGGTATTTTATGACGACACAGCAACCGGAACGCCGGCAGTTAATCTTAATGATGATAGCGCAAACGGGTATTTCTTTGGCTTTGCCCTTGAAGCGGTAGGCGCTAACGCGACTACTGAAATCATGGTCTACCACACTCCTAGCCCTGGGGCCGGGACATTGGCGGCTGGTTCCGTCGGAACGGCGAATCTGGCAGCGAACGCGGTTACGGCTGCAAAACTTACGGCAACATTGGCGACCGGAACTATCCCGCTGGATATTACAAGCTTGCGAGAAATTGCAACAAACGATACTCAGAACCTAGCCGCTCATGGTGGTATTCTGGCATCTGACAGCGCGCCTAATCTGGCGCGTGTTAACGGCGCTACTGATAAAGCGTTGAGAGTTATGTGGACTGCTGAAGCAGATACAGATGAGGCGCAATTCCCGCCCGTTCCAATGCCGGCAGATTTAGACGCGTCCGCAGATGTTACCTTCCATGCGCTTATGGCAATGGAAGATACAAACGATACACCGACCGTTGACGTACAAGTTTTTGACGGTTTGGGCGACACTGAAATGGGCGGCGCCACCGGCGCTGTTACCGGAACGGCAATCGCAGAGTATACAGTTACGATTGCAAACGCTAACATTAGCGGACCGCCGACGGGCTTCTTTAATATCGCGCTTGTTCCTGGCGTACATGCTAATGATGATATGTATTTGTATGCCGCTTGGCTAGAATACACTCGCGTATAGGAGATTATAGAATGGCAAAATTAGAAACTTTTGAACAAACAGACCAGTCCGGTCTACAAGGTTATAGTCGAATTAATCGCGGCGATGCCGGTGGCCGGTGGGGCGCTCCTGCTAATCCAGAATATGAAGCGCGTGTTACTGAAGCAATGGCGTTGTTGTCCGATGTGTTAACCGGGCGCGCGCCGTCTTTCGCATTGAAAGAGGCGCTCATGCCGTCATGGGCTGGCCAGTCAGATGTTGTTATTCGTAACAACTACCCGCTTATTTATCGAGATATCGGCGAGGCCTATAGTACATCTGACTTCCCCTATCTCATGGGCGATGTGCTTGACCGAATGATGCTGGCTAACTTTAGCGAGTTGGGTCATAACTGGCGCGCTTATTGCCGTGTATCTCGACCGCTGCAGGATTTCCGAACTGTTCGACGCCTGGCGCTGAACGGCGCTGAAGGGCAGTACACCGAGATTGTAGAGGGCGAAGAAGTTACCTATGCCAATACATTGGCGGAGGATAACTACACCTATTCGCCTACGTTGTACGGCAAAGGCGTTAAGCTGACGTTCAGGGCAATCATGAATGATGACCTAAGCGCGTTTGATTCTATTCCCGAACGACTGGGGAAAGGTGGCCGGAGAACTATCGAACAGTTTGTAACTGAACTATTCTTTGATGCTTCTGGTCCTGATGCGACATTTTTCAGCGCTGGCAATGGCAACCTACTTACAAGCAATCCAGACCTGGCGATTGATGCGCTTGGTACCGCTTTTGAAACGTTGCTTGCCTTCACCGACTCAGACAGTCAGCCTATTCTAGTCGAAGGCGTGACTCTTGTTTATCCGCCCGCTCTGCACGTCACAGCGAACAATCTGGTCAATCAGTTATCCGTTGATGTGGTTGAGGAAGGCGGCGTTACTAATCAGACGGTTCGCGTTAATAACTGGATTGTTAGAAATCTGACATTGGTTATGAATCCGTTTATTCCGATAGTTTGCTCTAGCTCAAATGGTACGACCTCCTGGGCATTGTTTGCTAATCCGAGCGCGGGCCGACCGGCTGGCGAAGTTGGTTTCCTTGCCGGATACGAACAGCCGGTATTGTATCGCAAGGCTAGTAACTCGATGCGTGTTAGCGGCGGGCTTGACCAGGCCGCCGGTGATTTCGCTACAATGGACCAACACTATAAAGGTATCCTCGGCATGGGCGGCGCTGTGTTAGAACCGCTGGCCGCTGTTGCCTCAAATGGAAGCAATGCCTAATGGTAGACTTACCGCGACCGGTAACGATAGCAGATAAATATCTTGCCGTTCTTGTTGCGAATCAAGCGAAAGAGATTGAGGCGCTTAATGCTATTCTTGACGCATTGGCAACTTATGAACCGCCCGCAGAAGAGGATACCGTTGAGCTTAAAGAAGGTGAACCGGAATTGACGCCATTGCCGGAAGATTTCCCCGGCTATGATGCGCTTGTGAAAGAGGGCATTATCTATCTGGAAACTGTACCGCGGAAGGGCGAAGTTCTGGTAGCCATTCCCGGCATCGGCGCAGCGACAGCTAACAAGATTTTGACTTGGCTTAGAGTATGACGGCAATCACCGATTACAGTACCGACGTTGCAAAAGTGCGCTTGTTGATTAGCGACATTGATGACACTGATCGAATCTTCAATAGTGAAGCGATACAGGCGTTTATTGATATGGCGCTGAATACCAACATAAAG